TTCTCATAGCTTACGCTGTAAGTAATCTTGCTTGCTGTCCCACTGGTTACAGTGATGGAAGTGCCTTCCATTAAGTAAATAGCTGTAGTCTTATCCACAGCAATTACTGACGCATCAGCAGGGACGCTAAGTGTAGATACAATCGGAAAAGCTGTCCCACTAGAAGGAGCAGAGCCTTGAGCTACCGCGCCGTTAGTGTAGATACTTATCGTTGTGTTAACCGCACTGCTGCCATCAACATTAGCCGCCACAATCTGATTAATTTTATAGACCAAGCCACTGCTTGCTGCGTTAGGCAACAAAACTACCTCCGACGTTCCTGAAGGAGTTAGGTAGGTCGTCTCACCTAAAATACTCGTTACTGCTACTATATTGGGGTTTGCCATTATATTTCTCCTAGAATCCCATGACCATTGCAAGGGCAATTGAAGTACCTGCGGATATTCCACTAGCGGCAGGAGCCGTTGACTGCCATGTAGAACCTGTAGATGTTAAAACATTACCTGATGTACTGGGCGCTACAACTTGTACGGCTGAAGTGCCATTACCCAAAACCACATTATTAGCAGTTATAGAAGTTGCACCCGTACCGCCGTTGGCGACAGGTAATGTACCTGTAACTTGTGATGCAAGATCAACCCCGGATAACGTACCACCAAGTGTGAGGTTGCCTGAACTAGTCACCGTGCCTGAAAGACTAATCCCGTTGACTGTACCTGTGCCACTTACGCTGGTTACCGTACCCGCACCTGCCTCGGTAGGATTAGCGTTAAATACCGCTGCCCCTGCCCCCGCACCGTCCGTAACAACCATAGCCTTAGAGCCATTAGTGATGGTTATTTCAGCACCAGAACCTTGTTTAATAGAAATAGACTGTGCGCCAGTAGTGGCGTTCTCAATTACCCACACCTTACTAACTGTATTTGGCCCAAGCGTAGCAGTCCGGGTAGCTGTCAAAGAACCTGCCGAAGTAAACTTCAGATAGAATCCGCGAGTAGCATCTGCCGTACCATCGGGCATTGTGAAAGTTTCATTAGAATCAGATGCGAATTGTTTTGTACCGTAGCTAAAACCATCCGTAACTAGCTCAAGGTTTGTATTGGTACTGGTTCCCCAAGTACCATCCTCATCTCCGGTAGTTATTTCTTTTAATCGTAAATTATTTACATAAGTTGCCATGATTAATTCCTATGCCGCTTCGTCAGTGTCTATGTCCACCCAGTTGGGAGTTTGAGGTGAACTAATATTAATCCAATTTGGTGTCTGTGTAACGTCTATCGAACTCCAACCTTTTATCGTAATAGTACCTATGGCTCCTGTACCTACTACCCCTATGGGGTAAACATTCGCACTGCTCGTACTTGTTACTGTTCCTACTGCCCCTGTGCCTGATACGCCTGTTACTTCAAAAACTATGGTAGGTGCTACTGTTCCTATTTGCCCCGTACCACCTACTCCAGTAACTGCTACGTTCGTATTGTACGCGGGGGTTACAGTACCTATTGCGCCTGTACCCGACACCCCTGTGACGCTGACTACAGTACCAATACTAAAAGTAACTGTGCCTACGGAACCGGTAGCACTTATGCCGTTGAGTACAATACTGTCGCTAGTGTTAGTACTAACACTGTTTACTGCGCCTACCCCTTGCACTCCAGTTAAACTAAAACTTGGTACAATGGACACACTACCTATAGAGCCTGTGCCTTCAACGCCTGTGGGCCTAACTAAGCCTGTGTAATCTAGTGTTACTGTGCCTACTGCACCGGTAGCTGCAACACTTGGAGCTACAATGTTAGCCGTGTAATTAACGGTAACAGTACCAACAGCTCCTGTACCAGCTACGGAAATGCCATTAGCACCCCAAGCTCCTTCTCCCCATCCGCGTTCGCCCCAGACGGCTCCAAGTCTTAGAGTGGTAGAAGCCTCACCGCCCCATCGGTTAAAACCCCAAGCCCGTTGACCCCATGCGCTCATGGCATTACCCTACTTATGCAATACGGATGATAGCCGCAGCAGCACTGGCAGTCGGGAATTGTATCTGAAAGTCACCTGAACTTACTGTTTGATCACCGCCAAAGCTCAACACTGCACACGCTGAATTGGAGTCACTTGTATCGTAGATCAACCCCCCACACGTTGTGAACGAAGAGGAAGTCCACGTTAAAGCACTAAAGTTAGTGATGGCTGTTGTTCCATCCGCTGTAGGGGTAACAGAGGTAAGAAGCTTACCAAGTTGTGTGTACCCTGTGGCTGTGGGTAACTCATCACTACCCATTTGAGAATAATTAGTAGTCGCCGCGCCAAATGTGCCACTGCCTGACGCTGTAGCTTTGAAAAGCGCCAACTTAAATGTAGTGCTTCCTGCGGTGAAATCGTGTAAACCCTTCATCAACTCGACTTTGAACGATGTGGGCATTGCCGTTGTAATTGTAATAGCCATATTAAACCTCTAATAGTTTGACGAGTTCAGGATGCCCAGCATCCGTAAAACGGTTAGTTAATGTTGTATTGTGAGAAGCTACTGCCTGACGTAAATAGTTGAGCATTACGTTTTTAATATCTTCTCTAAATGCCTCTGCTTGCGCCTGTATTACAGGGTGTGAGCTATTCCCAATAGAAATAACCTCGTTTACTGCGTGTTCAACCAATTCTTCAGGGGTGAAACCACGCCCCGAAACCATACTTGCTGTTGCTATTCCTATCTTTGCACCGCCTTTTGTACCAATCATAAGTTATCCTAGTTAGGGGGAACCCGTACTACTCCTGAACGATATGTGTCTGTCTCTAACCTACCTGCGCCCAGGTTACGTAGCAATATCATAGATTGTGCGTATAGTTTCTCATATAACGCTACCATATCTGGCTCTCCTTTCTGGAACCGTATGGCTTCTACTAAGGCTCCATTAAGAAGAGCTGAGTCAAATTCTTCACCTAACCACGTAGTGCCAGCAGTTACTATGGAAGCAGGATACTCAGCGTAGTGTATTTCTGACTGATACGCCGCATCAGGTGTTGGCCCCAGGATAAAAGTAGTCTGCCCAAATATACCGTAATGTACAGGCAAACCTGTTGCTGTAGGTAAAGGGTAAGCTTCTCGCATAAAACTAACATCTTTGTTAAGCAAATAATGGTAGTTCCCCGTGCCGTCTATAACCGCTAATGAATATACATAAAGTATATTAGAAGGCATTGTCAGGTATTTGTTGTTAATGCTCATGTTACCTGTTTGATTCTTACGCATAGCAGGTAAATCTACAGTAGCAAAAATTAACTGCTCTGCTTGCTGAGTAAACATAGCCAACTGATCGTCTGTAAACGTCTGCTCACAGATGTCTTGTATATTGGTCTTAAGTTCGGTGTAATTCACCTAACACTCCCTACGCCATAGGCCCACGGGCAATAATACCTTTTGTAGCCGCACCTACACCACGTATCTTAATACCCGTAGTCTTAACTGGGCCAGAAGACTGCTCTGGTGAGTTAACTTTTGTACCAGGGTTGTACTCTTTAATACCACCCACTTTTTTAACTTTAATCTTATCCATAACCTTACCTCATCATGTTGGTGTATTTGCTTGCCCACCCATACCGCTGTGAGCAGTGCAATAATAGTGTAACGTAGGTGCTCCTGCTGCTACTACTATTTGTGTATAAGCCCCTGGGTTACCCGGTACTCCACTCGTTGTAACTCCTGTGGTGTACTCTACTCCCCCACCCCACGTTCCATTTGGAGTTGTTGAAAACCTCAACGGGTGTGGGCCGTTTGTACCATCTGACTGATCAAATTTGTAAGTATTCCCCTCAAACAAAGTTAGTGTAGGGCTTACCACTCCATCTACATAGAATTTGTTACCTGCCCCGTATCCGTTAGTCCCTGGTGCTACTGTAATTGTAAATGTTGTTGTTAACACTATTGTTACTTGCCCCACTTGACCAAAGGCAAAGAGAGGGTCTACCGGTTGTATCCGCGCTCGACTTTCAGGGTATCCTGTAAAATCGGGTCTTGGGTCACGTAATGCCTGTGGGTCACTAACAGGAAACGTACCTAACATTAACTGCGGCTGGTCAGGGTTCCAACATTCAGGGCAAGCTTTAATTCCCGTAACCACCGCCTTTATTACTAATGGCCTTAACTGCCTTAGTCTGTACTGAAATCCACATACGTCACATTCTGCTAACGCATTTTGCCCCGACGCAAATCTTTCACTCATGGCTATCTAGGCCCATACAAACGAGGAACAAGCATTTCAGAAGCTTTCTCTCTGTCTTCCCCCGCCGCAAGTGTGTACTGTTCATCGTACTGTGCTTTTAACATCTCTAAACGCGGTAACCCTTCGGGCAACTTAGTAGCTATGTAATACGCTAGTCCTGCTACCAAAGCGGGAAAAAACCTAAAAGGCATATCAGGGTTTTGTATCCCAGACCCTGCATCTTGTATACGCCTTAACCTCCAATACCTAATTATGTAATAAGGCTGTGGAACTGTGCCTAAGTTCGGTACAGGCCACACAGTAATAGTAGGGTTATCTCGTAACCTGTCTATCCAACACTGTATAGGTCTGCCTTGCGTAAGCTTGTTAGGGATAGAAGCATAGTTATCTACACTGATACGCGAAAGGTTAAGGTCTGTTTGAAGTGTGGCACTGCCTTGATTTGTACGAATAACTTGTTCAATCAAATCAATAGTATCCGCAGGGATATCATATGTGGCTGTACCTTGGACAAGGTTTATAAAACCCTCCTCGATAGTCCACATATTGACACCACGGTTAGCCCACTCAATCGTCAACAAGTTCATAGACCGTCTAGCTGTTTTTAAATCATACCCAGAATGCAACTCACGGCCAGCACGTTCAAACGCTTCTTCCGCAATTTCCGTAAACTCCATGTTAAATGAGGCAGAGCCAGATGTAGTCATTATTTCTTCTTCCTTTTCAAGGTTTTAACGCGCCTTGGTTTACCTGCTGGTTGTCCTAAACGTTTCTTTTGCGCTATGCGGGACTTCTTTTCTGCCGCTGTCATTTCCTTTGACGTTTTGGGGGTTTTACTTGAAACCCGTTTAGTT